CCCTTAAAATAATTATTCAAAAAGTCAGAGATTGACAATAAACATATTTTTTGGTTACGTGGTCCCTAGAATAAAAAATACATCCTGAGAGATGTGCTGGCTGTAATTATATTTTTAAAAGAATTACACTCTTCAAGCAGAAAAAAAGGCACCCATCAGAGGTGCCTTTAATTCTTGTGTGATTAGCTGATTAGATCAGACTATAATATACTTGGCGAAAGCTCGACCGGCTCCCGTTGTGATGTTACCAACACTACTTGAGAGTGACAGGTTTATAGTTCTTGCTGCTGCCTGCCACATTGTGGCCGAGGCTACAAATGCGAAATCTTCAGCTCCCTCACTGTTTGACCCATTAGCAGCGATAGCTGTGTTGTCCCCGCCGGCAGTGGCTGCAGCTATTAGCTTTTTGTTTGCACAAATCTCTTGGCCGCCGTCAGTTGTTCCGACTCGAGCAAAAACATCGCACGTTGCATTTGAGGCTAATGCTGTTGTTAGTATAAAGCCGACATCAGTAAGCAAAGCTCCTTTGGGTAATGTCATATCTAGCTGTGCCATTGTTCCGCCACCAGTCCTTGTAAAAGAGGCTGTTGTGGCAGTGGACACCATTCCGACTATACCTCTGCTATTTTGAGATACAGCAGAAGAGATTTTGATTCCGTTGCCGTTAGCAGTTTCAACTAGACCTTTTATGTTATCAATTGTAAATTTTGCCATCGTTTAACTCCTAAACCACAACATAGGAGACAAAGCAGACACCTGCTCCAGTTTCGACGTTGTTACCAGAATTTGCAACTGTGAAGTGGATTGTGCTGGCTGCATCAGCGTACATAGGCGCTGAGGCTGCGAATGCCAGTGCTGCTGCACCTTCACCATTTGCACCTGATGTGCTGATAGCCTCTCCGATTGCCAGCCCTGTGTTGTTACCTATGAAATTAGCTGCTGCACAAATGTCAGCTTGGCCGGCTCCATCTCCAACTTTAACAGTAACATCTGCAGCGGTGTTCAACAAAAATGCTGTCGTGACAACCATGCCGACATCAGTGATTAAGGCACCGGGGGGAAGTGAAACTGTTATTGCACCCATTGTGCCGGCTCCGTTCCTGGTCAATGTTGTTGTTGCTGAATAAGCAACACCTGCTACTCCTTTGCTGTTAAGTGTTACAGGTAGGTCAATTTGAAGACCATTCCCTGTGGTCTGTAAGAGACCTTTGCTACTAATTTCTACTTTTGGCATAATTTCCTCCTTTATGAGATTACTTGTTCGCAAGATTCCAACACGCTGGCGAGGTCAGCCTTATACTATGTGTTGGGCCTACCTTTATATAGGTTACACTAAACCTTTTTTCTTAAGCAGCCCATCTTTACCCATTGCACGCAGGACCTCAAGAATAATATCAACTCTTGAATCTGCAGCACCTGAAGATTTTGGTGTTTTGTTCAGCTGCTTTCTAAGAGAAGCGACCTCTTTCTTGAGAGAATCAACCTCTTTCTTTAAGGTAGAAATATCTCCACCCTCTTCTGTTTTCTTTAAAAATGTCATTTTTTCTCCTTTGCGCACCCAGGTACGTCTTTAATATATATTTCACTTAGTCTAAATAACACATGGCAGCTTTTTAAAAAGAGTAGCCAAATCTATCTACTAGTAATCTAAACCTATCTTTTACTAGATGCTTCGTATACTCACTATAGTATAGTTGATATCTAGATGGATTTTTTCTCTGTTTTGATTTGAGTCTTGGCAGAGCTGTGGGATCTGATCTGATGAGTTTTCTAAATGTGTTGTAGTCTTTCTGAAGAGATTCATATTTTAAATAAATATCAACTGAACTATCTATAAAGCTTAAGTTTGTTTTAGAAAGATAAGTTACTGCATCTGACATAAAAACAGATGAGTTGCCCTCAATGGAATCAGTAAATTCACCCGGTGTCTCAAGAAATAGCCTGAATTTTCTTTTTAAAAGATGCTCAGAATCAGCTTCTGTTATCATCAAACTCCTGCTTGGGTATTCATGCATTGTCCACCAGTAATATGAAACACACAGGTCCCAGGGGTTTCTAATCATGGATATTTTAAGATACTCTGGCCACAAAGAATTTGTTTTTCTATAAAGTAGTTCCGGCCAGGTATGAGAGTGGAATATTTTTCTTCCAGATGCCTTATCGATGTTGTTTCTTTGAATGAATCCGATGTCAGACTCAGATTTTGTGCCACCTGTCATTATATCTTTATCTAGACATACATCTGATAATGAAAATTCAACACTGCTTCCTGCAGTCTTTAAAGGTTTAAAGAAAATAAACTTTTTATCGTGACAAATAATCATTAATGAAAGACTATACTATATTCTAAGTGTAAAATAAAAAGGGCGGCCCAACGGACCGCCCTTTAATTAACTAACAGCCTGGATTAGATGACGTTCATATCCATACATGTTACCGTACCGTAGAAGTCAGAGCGAACCATCTTCTTACCGTAGCGGGTCATCACGCCCTTGCGGGGTGTGAAGTCTTCCGGTGCGAAGATCGTAGGTGTGACGATGAGAGGTACGTACGGAGCGTAGACGTATCCAGTCTCAAGATAGCTACCACCCTTGTATCCAACAAGAATCTTGTTGCGTGGGAAGTAAGGATCCTTATAGACCGTGAAACGGTTGCTTAGTGAACCAATTGGTACCGCACCAAGCTGGAATGGAGATCCAACCTGACCCTGGCCATCAATTTGAAGGCTAGGCTTGTAAAGCACGGATGCCTCAAAGATCGTAGCAATATCGGGTGAGCAAACAACGAAGTTTGCAGAACCACGAAGAGTCTTGCGATGAATCTCGTTAGCAACATCGATAATGGTCTCAACAAGAGTCTCGTACCATTCGCGAACTGTACCCGTGAAGCGAGGTCCGGAAGCAAGGGACGAAGCGAGAGTAACCTCAGCACCTGTCTTCTTGTTAACGAACTTGCCTGGTGCACGTGACCAGTAGTAGTTAGCACCCTTAGCTTCAGTCAAGAGATCATTAAGGATCTCACGATCGATTTCAAGTGCAACCTGCTCAGAGAGGATCTGAGTAAGCTCGACCTCAGCGTCAAGACTGTGGTATGCGTTCAGGTCCTGAGCAAGCTCTGGTGACCAACGAGCGCGGAGCTTACGTGTCTGTGCAGTAACCGGGATGCTTTCGATCTTAATGTCAATCTCAGGGATTCTCGGTGAGGGTGAGGATCCAAAGTTAGACTCGAAGGAAGGAATCGTGAGTGCAGATCCATCATTTTCAACACTAAGGCTATCACCGACAACGTATGACATTGTGACATAAAGCTGGGTAGCTGAAGCAGCCCTTGGCCAAGCACCAGACATAACTGTTAGCATAGCAGCGTTGGCTGTGCTAGTAGTAACCAGTGGATTTGACGTGAACTTAGCCGATGAGACATCCCAAGTACCAAGCTGATTGAGGCGACGGACGTTAAGAATGTTCTTACCACCCTGAATGTCTGTTGTAGCATCAAGAACCTTCATACCAGCGGGTCCAACGGTGGTTCCACCAGCAGAGGTCATAGCGAAGAAGGAAACATCCTTGACTTGTGTGAGGTCCATTGAGCTTGGGAATTCTGTAACGTCCCAGATAAGGAACTGGAACTGACCTGTAGAGATGAGTGCACCTGTAGTACCAGCATCTTCTTCAATCAGCTCAGTGATTTGAGGATCAAACTGGAGATATTTTCCATCTGTACCTGTAGCATGAGCATAAGCATCTGTTGTGAAACCAGATGAACCCTTATTGGATCCTACAGCAAGCAGGTCCAAAGAGTCACCCGCCGCGTTATAGGTCAAGGTCTTATGAACCTTGGTATATGTTGAACCAGCAAGATCATACTGCCCACCAATAGCTTGTGAGCCTGATCGTATACCCTTTCCAGTAGGAAGGTTGTAGATAGATTCGCCTTGCTTATATGTAGAAGCTGCTGCATCACCCTCAGCGCCTGTCTGAAGATTGATGTCACCGCCGACTCCAACGCCGTAAGTGTAGTCCAGATAGAAAAGCAGACCGGAAGGAAGGCTCATCGGCTGAATTGAGACGAGATCGTTGGCAACAAGGCCACCGAAAACGCGACGTACAATCGGGAATGCAATGTTAGTAAATCCGCGAAGATCGCCGGAAGAAGCGTTTCCGCCACCACCAGTGGAAAGTGAGTTAGCCTCACGGAGCATCTGGGCTGCCTGATTTTCAAGAAGACGAGACATAATCTCTCGATTATGATCTTCAAGACCTCGAAGAAGACCCGTTCGGGTCCACTTTTCGACAAGTCTTTGCCCTTCAGCACCCACGTTACGATCGCGAATACCTTCTGTTAGTTGATTAAGTGTAAATGTTTTGGCCATGTTGTTCTCCTTTATATGTGTTGAAACGACCTGTGTTTTTATTTTTTATTGCTTGAGTCCCGCTAAAAGTGCCCAACGATCAACTTCACCGTTAGCTGAAGTTGATGAAGCGCGCCCTGTTGCTCTAGAGGAGGATCCAATTGAGCGTGCGGTAGATTCTGATAGCGATTTCCTCGAACTATTCGAAGAAATTTCTGTTAGAGTCTTATAGATTAGCTTGACTTCTCTTAGACTTTTTGCTGCATCAATGGACTCAACCATGGATCTCTTCCTGGATGAACTTATGCCCTTATCTTGCAACAACTTGTTAACATAAAGAAGTTTAGCATTGAACAGATTAAGATCTGTCAGCTGCTCACGAAGTGTTTCAACAGCACTTACGTATTCATTGAGCTTTTTGCCCAGAGAACGATTTACACGCTTCTCTTTTCTAAGCTCTTCCTTGAGAACTTTAAATTTAAGTTTGAGGGGATCACCTTTTCGGGTTCCGCCTCCAAAATCATCGCCTCTTTTTCCAGATCCTTTTCCGCCGAAAGCTGTCTCCTTATTATCTGGGCAACCTCCCTTGGCTTGAGATAGGTCACCGGCTTCGTTAATATTAGATCTAAGCATTTCTATTTCACGCTTAAGCATTTCAGGATCTATATTTAAGACCTCATCAAGATCTTCAAGATCTTCATCGTCCTCGAGATCATCAAGAGGTAGATCTTCATCAGCATCTTCCTCCTCATCAACTTCAAGGCCAGCTTCAAAATCTTCATCTTCATCATCAGCGATTAATCGAGCAACTAGCTGAACATCGTCAGGAAGCTCAACATCTCCAAAGTCAACTTCTATCTTGTCTTCATTGACAAGATCCAAGCCGTCGAGCTCAGCAAGAATTTCACTCAGATCAATGTCAGCATCATCTTCTGTATCAGAAAACATACCCTCTAAATTAATAGCGTCTTCATCGGTATCTTCGGCCTCGACACTTTCTCGAAGTAGGTCAAGATCAACCTCATAAACAGTCTCGTCAGATTTCATGTTTGAATTCTCCTGTAGGTATGCTACATTCTTATTTATTTGCTTGTTATCGAAGTTATCTTCGTTATTATTTAATTTTTCAACTGCAGACCTTACAAGGTCTGCATCGTCGGTGAGTAAGGAGGATATAGACTGCTCAATAGCTTCTTTAACATCTACATCTCCTGGAGATGAACCTAGTATCTCTGTCAGCTTTTCAATTGCTGAGCTATCAAGGATAACAGAGCTAAGCTCATCTGATGCTCCAAGACCGAGTGACTCTGATATTAGTGATTCTGAAAAGTCGCCGGATGTGTCATTGTCTAGATCTTTTGGATCTTTTTCCATTAGCTGCTGGTCAATAAACTCTCTTATTCTCGGTGTGACTGCTTCAATTATCGCGTTTTTGGCATTTTGCTCAGCTACTTCTCTGAGCTTTTTTGCCTCTGCAATAGCTTCATCGTAAATTTTTGATGACATCGGTCTCCTCAACTGCTATGAATAACTATACCCAAGGGTGCATAGCTTACTAAGTTAATTATCCTAATCTTTCTAAAGATTCGGTCATACGTAAGATTTTTTTAATTCTAAGCTGGTGCTTAAGAAAGTTTTTTTCATCATTTGGTAAATTAATTAGATCTAAAAGAGAAATAAATTCAAGCTCGGCAGGGTCATGTCGATTAATCGGGGCACGTGATGTTCCATACTGTGTTCCAGTTCTTCTAATTGGCCCGGTTGTTCTAAAAGCCTGACCTGAACCGCCTGAACCTATGGCCGGACCATTAAAACCATTAGGATGTAATGCCCTTGAAGAAAAGGGAGAAATTCCTTTTCTTACCCCTGGCATTCTATCATTTTCACTTAATCCAACTGTAGAAAATCTATTGCTTGAGTGTCCAAGTGATGACCTATCAGCACGTCCACCGGCGCCAGCTGGATCTGCCACAACATGAATTCTATGTATCTTTCTTACAAATTTATCGATATCATCGTCATCAATTACATCCAACTGATCTTCGTCATCAACATCATCTACAGGATCAGGATATATTCCACTTTGGGAAGATCCCATAATATACTCAGAACCTATTCCAGTTCCAATAGAAGGCATTTTTGATTGAGATTTGCCGTATCCATGTCCAGATCTTGAATCACCTGTTGCAGAAGACGGATTATAATAAATATTTGACATAAATCTTAACTTCTTCCGTCTGATCCCTTGTAAGATCTTCCAGTAATATACGAGCCAAGTTTTTGCCTATCTATATTTGCGCTAGTCTCACTGGGTGATGTTGTACTACCTAGCCCTGTTCCAAACTCAGGTGTTCCAGGAGGAATTTCTCCTTCATAGGGGGCTTGATCTCCAGCATTGACACTGCCAGGCCCCGGGGATGTCAAGTTAGGAACATACGGAGTTGCAGGAAGTCCGCCGCCACCGGTATCAACATCTGGAAGGTTAGGAGGATTATTAGAAGAGTAATCCCTGTCGAAACTCATTATTCCTAATCCGTTGCTCACTGATCCGTCTAAAACATTTTCCTGATAAAATTTCTTTCTCTCTTCGTCACTTATTTCACCCGTATGAATAGGGGAGCTTGGAAAAGAAGCTTTTAGATTAATCTGATTTCTTGCACCTACTGGTTTATTCGGTGAGACAGGATTGTTAATTATTGTCTGTGGTTGTTCAGCCATTTTATGCCTCCTCGCTCATCATAACATGTAGTTTTCTTCGTAGCCTTCCTAAAGCATCTGCTTTTCTTCGAAAAGCAGATTCTTGAATACCAAGCTTCTTGATATAGTCAATCTTATTTACAAGATTTTCGCCGCCTGACCAGGAATCTTCTTTTGTTTCTTGGGAAACTAAACCCTTGCTTTTAAGTTTTTTCTTTTCTTCAGCAATTATTCTCTTAAGTTTTTTTACATCTAATTTCATAGTATAAACCTCCTAAAATTATATATCTTCGTTTTAGAGTTTAGACTATTTAGAATCTGAAAAAGCTAGCTGAGCCCACTGGCCAGCTGATTCACCAAAAATCTCCATTGGATCACTAGTGGCTGCAGCCCTAGCTGCTGAGTCTCCTGCCATAGCATTTATACCAGCCTTCTCAGCATCATTTTGATTTTGTGCTGTCTGATGAGACTCAGCTAAAACACTGGCTAAGATAGGATCATCAGTTAGTGAGTTAGCTATTTCAACATGCCTATTCTGAATAGGCATGTTGCTACCCTTATAGTCTTTGAGCCTCGATTTTCTTCTACCGGGTAGCAAAGATTCATTTAATTCGGTTTTATTTTTTTCCGAAATATTAGTTAAATCAGAAGATAGGCCTTCCGAGAGTATCTCAACGAGACACTCTTTAACAATGTTCTTAAGTTCAGATCTTAAAAGTTTATTCTTCATTTTTCCAGGACAGTATATCGTTAAAAATTCTATCAATTTTATCTGTATCAGTAAAATACCCAGACAAATCAGATTCAGATACTTCTCTTCCTTCCCTTAGCATGAATGCTCCGGGTGTAGAAGGTTCACTTACCATATCAAAGCAAATAAGCTGAAAATCATCCTGAACAATTTGTGTGTTTCCTTCACTTCTTGTTGAACCAACACCTCGAGATGATATTCCTAAAGTTACACCGGATTCAATAAGAGATTGAACTATTTTTCCGTTTGGTGTATCAAGTATTTCAATAGTTCCGACAACATCTTCACCTTGAATCTCAGCAGATCTAACTATATGAGAAACATTTTTAAGCTCAATAACAGAAGTGTCTGGGTGATCACATTCACCAAGTGCACGATTTTCTTTAATAAATTTTTGATAATTTATAATTTCTCTTTCTAAAACAGATCTAGGGTAAACTCTTCCATTTTGATTAAGTGTATCTGCTCTTTGAAGTATTCCTCTTAGCATAAGCTTTCCACCATTGATCTCTCGAGATTCTTTTAATGTACTAGCACTGTATGTTAAGGGAGTCCATTCCGTAAGCAACTGTAGTCTTTTATTATTCATTGATCGATTCCTCTATTTGGTTACACATATCAATCAAAGTTAAAAATCTAGTAACTTTTTTATCATTAACAGTTGAAGCAGTCTCGTTTATTATCTTGTCTCTTACATCATCTATTTTTTCTGATAAATATTTGTTATTATTTTTTTCTTGAAATTGATTTAGTCTATTAAGAGATTCATTTTTAATTTCAGAAAGATGACTAATTACAGAATCTTTTGTATCAGGGCTGGTCTCTGACATGAAAAAAGCATATTTGGACAGAAGCTCTCTTTGACTATTGTCAAATCTTCCTGAATATTTTTTGTTAATTTTTTCTGTCATAAGCCTGACTACCAGACTGTTAACATCATGATTTGCTTCTGAGCTTAAATCTGGAATATTCTTCTTTTCAAGAAGGTGTCCAATAACTTTTGACTCATATTCTGCCATCTTGGCAATATCTGACCTCTCTTCGCCCCTCCATTCGTTCAAAAGTATTTGTATTGTAGCTAGATCTCTATAGTTTGAAATATATCTTTTATAAAGATTTTTACCATCAAGATTATAATTTATCTCTCGTATAAGGGAAGATTTTTCTTTTTCGAGTCTTTCTGTATCTGTTTTTCTGGCTGCCTGTTTAGCTTCCATTAAAATTGCTGCAGCAATTGCAGAGTTACTAACAGAAGACTTGGCAAGGGCTCTAAACAGTCTAAACTCTCTGTGTAGCTCTGTGTCGGGTTTAAACCGTCTGGTAATTAAATCCAGCGTTTTTTGGGCCTGCTGATTGTCTCCTTTTACAAGAGACTCAGATATACTTCTAAGAAGCATTTCATATACAACCCCTACATTTCTTTTTTTATTGTGAGATTTTGGCATGATTTAATCCTGTATATCTTCCGATAGTACTTTTCTTTTAATACCTATGTTCTTCTCGAGTGATTTTATCGTTGATTTAATTCGACCTGTCATTCTAGTCTGTGTATGAATCTTATTATCTATAAACTGATTTACAAAGTCTTCGTCAGTTTCAAAGATTGCCGGCATCTTGTGTGCCCCTTTCAAAGGGTTAACATCAGACTTTCTTTCTGATGATCTTTTTCTTTTTGATAAGACGGCAGCAAAGGGATCTTTTATTGAATCAGTATCAGAATCATGAGAGACTAGACTTGCATGATCAGTCATTTTTCCAGGATTTTTTCTATTTCTTTTTCTATTATCGCTAGCTCTTTTTGCGGGAGTACGATTATCTTCTTCTTCATCTTTTTTCTTTTTTGTATCCTTCTTTTCTAAAAGCTTGTTAGTAAGTAAATCAACAGTATTTTGTGCCTTGATTGGGGCATGCTCATCTGAAAGTGAGAAAGACTTGAAATCTGGTTCCTGTAAAGCAGACAGTGATCTGGAGTTCATATCATCAGATGCTGTTAGCTCTACTGGCTCTTCAGAATCGGAAGCATCTAAGCTTTCTTCATCAGGTGATGTTCCAGGAAGCGTTATAGCTTCAACTTCAAGATCTTCAATTTTATCTTCCTTTCTCTCAGTTTCAATCTCGGAAATCTGATCATCAGTCATATTAAAGATGACTTTTCTTACCCAATCTCTTGATATCAAACCTTCTACGCCGACAGCTGATGTTGCTATGTCAAATCTTGTTCTGTAAAGTTCTAGCTTTTGCTGCTGAGCAATAGTTGATGGATTTGACAGATGAAGTTGAAAATCTAATAAGTCTTCACCCTCGAAACCATTACAGAAAAGATGAATTATTGCCAGCTTGTTCATCTCAGCTACGACAGTTCTTTGTACCCTGGCAATAGTCCTTGAAAATCTAATATCTTCCTGAGATAGTGTAGCCTTTGCTCCCAAGCCCTCATCATAGCCCAGGTAAGCTTTGGGTATTTTTAGTGCCGCAAAAAGCTTCTTCTGTATATACTCTACATCTTCAATGGCTGAGGCATTTTGGCCGCCAGCCAGGGTATCAATTTTTGTTCCTGATTCACCACCTCGAACAGGTAGATAATAGTCTTCATCCACACTTAGTGGGTTATATCTAAGATCAACCCGTCCAGTATTCTTGTCAACAACTTGTGCCTTCTTGAGTGTAGATTGAACTTGTTCCATATAGTTTGGAATATCTTCAGGGGAAACATTTCCTACATCAATATAAAATACTCTTCTCTCAGGTGATCTCACTATTCTATAAACCAGCATGGCATCTTCTATAAGAATTAGCTGGCGCCAGATTCTTCTTGCAGCTTCGAGAACTGATGAACCGTATGGTAAAAATGCGTCATTTCCTAAAATTCTCATGTGGCTAACTTGCCAATTCTCAAGCGGCTGATTACCCTGACTTATCCATCTAAATCTAACTGCTGCCGGGTCAAGTGGGTCAAAACCCTCCTCTCTCTCAATTTCATTGACCGGTATTGGAAACGCATTTATAACACCGTGCTCCGGGCTAACATCATTAAACAGAAAAAAGTCTCCATATTTGCAAAGATTTCTGACCCAAGAAGTTAAATTAAACTCAACATTTAGAGTGTCATAAAAAAGATCATAGAGTAACTTTTCAATCGTAGAGTTTTCGGAGTATATGTGAAGAACTTTCCCGTGTTCATCAGCTGCTACTGTTTCCTCAGAGTAGATATCCATGGCAGAGCTTATTTCAGGTGTATATTCCATTTCTGAAAAATCAGAATACCTTGCCATTCTATCATATGTTCCATATGCACTCATTGCAGAGCTGTAGACGTGGCTCTGATTCTTTCTAAACATTTCAAATGCTGAAGAAGTCTTTATACTGCTATCTAGATCTCTAACCTTTCTCTTAATAACAGGACCACTTCTAAAAAGCTGTGTGAGCCTTCTAAACAGTGTGCCTGGTGTTTCTGAATCTGCCATTTACTTCCTCACTTGTACACCCAGTCAAATTCACTAAGTATATTAATTTTCTTACCTATATCAGAGCTATGTATTTTTCTACTTATTGATTTTGTATCAATATTTTTATTTTCAGTTCCTGGATTGTTATGCGGGCGGCCTTCCAGGATGGCATCGGGTAGTCCATCATATGTCTGTCTATGAACACCCATTGCTTTAAGCATAGCATCATTTACCTTTTTAGAGTTTCTGCTGTGATCTTCTGATGAATCAAATATCCACGTACCTATAGCAAAACTCATAACAAGATCATCATTGTGACCTTTCATACCCTGTGCTTTATTTCCAAGCCAAACAAAGGTCTTAAGCTCTTCATACAGTCTTGAACTATAAGATCTGACCATTTTATTTCTTAAAACCTCTTCTAGCTTGGTAAGTATAAGTGATCTAGATCGACCGCTAGTAGTAAACCCAGCCAAGTCAGCTTCGACTTCCGGGGTATACCCACCAATATACACAGCTTTTCTTTTCTTGTAATA